AGGGTGGCGGCGAATACTTCGAAACCGTCGACTTCATCCCACCCGACGACGCCCGCAACAACTCCTCCACCGCCGCATCCCACAGCAGCGCATTCCGCAACCTCGCACCATTGGAGGTCGAGGTAGGCATCCAAGAGGCGAAGTCAATGCTGGACAAGGTCATAGAAAACCTCGGCGTCCCCGATGAGTGAAGCCCCGGCCGTCAGCCCCAAACAATCCGCGTTCATCAAAGGCTCCTCCGCCCGTGTGAACGTCTGTGAAGGGTCGATCCGGTCGGGGAAAACGATCATCACCTTGCTGCGGTGGATGCTGTTCATCCGTCGCTCCACCGGTTCCGGCGACCTTGTCATGGTGGGCCGCACCCGTGACGCCGTCTGGCGCAACTGCATCGGCCCCTTGCAGGACCCGTCCCTGTTTGGGAAAGTCGCTGAACAGGTCGTCGGGAACTACGGCGCACCCACCGTGAAGATCATGGGCATCCGCGTCTACGTGTTCGGTGCCTCGGATGTGAAGGCTGAGAAAGTCATTCGCGGCCTGACCGTCCGTGGCGCATACGTGGATGAGTTGACGGTCATCCCGGAAGAGTTCTTCACCCAGTTGTTGGGCCGCATGTCAGCCCCGGGCGCGAAACTGTTTGGGACCACGAACCCGGACAACCCCGCGCACTGGTTGAAGACCAAGTTTCTCGACCGCATCAAGGACCTGCCCGACTGGACTGCATGGCATTTCAACCTCGACGACAACCCCGCCCTGACCGAAGAATACAAGGCCAGCGTCCGCCGCGAATTCACCGGCCTCTGGTACCGGCGCTTCATCCTCGGGGAATGGTGTGTCGCTGAGGGTGCCGTCTATGACATGTGGGACCCCGACAAACACGTGATCCCCTGGCAGGACCTGCCCCCGATGCGCCGCCTTATCAGCGTCGGTATTGACTACGGTACGCAGCACTCCACCGTCGCCATCCTGCTGGGCCTCGGGTACGACCGGAAACTGTACCTCGTCGACGAACTAGTCATCGACCCGGCACTGTCTCAGGTCCGTCAAAACGATGCGAAACAGTCCGCCGCGATCAAGGCATGGCTCGCGGCGGAGCACTTGCCGGAGCCGTGCGGGCTGAAACCTGAGTGGATCATCGCCGACCAAGCCGGAGCCTCGCTGCGCGTCCAGCTCGCCGACGACGGCATCGTCACCCAGGCCGCTGAGAAGTCCGTGACTTACGGCCTGTCCACCATGGCGTGGCTGTTGGGCGAGGGGTACCTGAAAGTCAGTGACCGGTGCCAGCGGTTCATCAACGAGGCCCCCGGCTACTCATGGGACCCCAAAGCGACGTTGAAGGGCGAAGACAAACCCATCAAGTCCAACGACGACGCGCTCGACGCCGGCCGGTACGCGGTCGTCACGACCGAAGCAATGTGGCGCGGCGAGATCGGCAATCAACAGAACACTTTCTAACAGTTAGGGGTCCGCCGTGGCGTTGCCTTCCAATGGTCAGTCATGGCCCCCAGCACAAGTCAAGGCGACGATCCTGCCCCACATGGGGGTTTGGTCTGCATGGTATGCGGGGAACTCGGACCAGCTCGCCAGTGTTTATGGTGGTGCGACGGGGTCCGACCCGACCATGACGGGGTTCTTCGCGTCCGATCATGGCGGGTTCCGTGCCACCGTGGGCCGTGCGCTCACGCGCTGGTTCTGGGGGGAAGCATCGCGCGGGCCTGATCGCAGGGTCAAGTTGCACGTCCCGATCGCGGCCGAACTGTGCCAAGCGTCCGCGGACCTGCTGTTCTCCGACACGATCACCCTCAAGGTCGACAACGCCACCGTCCAGGAACGCTTGGATGAGCTCTGCGACGAGACGCTGCACTCCGAACTGGCTGAGGCCGCAGAAGTTGGGGCAGCGCTCGGCGGGGTCTACCTCCGCGTCACATGGGACGCCACCCACCGCCCGGACGGGCCCTTCCTCACACATGTGGACGCGGACCAGGCCATTCCCGAATTCGCGTGGGGCCAGTTGTCGGCGGTCACGTTCTGGCAGGTTGTTGCACGCGACGGGAAAACCGTGTGGCGCCATTTGGAACGCCACGAAACCAACCCCGCCGGCGACGGCATCATCCTCCACGGACTCTATGAGGGCGAAGAAGACAAGCTCGGCCACCTCGTCCCCTTGACCGACCAGCCAGCGACCGCACCGCTCGCACCGTTGGTGAACGCGTTCGGGTTCATCGACTCCCAAACCCCCGGCCTGTGTGTCATGTACGTGCCGAACCAGACCCCCAACAGGCTCTGGCGTACCGACCCGCTCGGCCGCAACCTCGGCCGGTCGGACCTTGACGGTGTTGAGCAGCTCATGGACGCGTTGGATGAGGTTTACACGTCCTGGATGCGTGACGTGCGTTTGGGTAAGTCCCGGCTCATGATCGCCAAATCCCTGCTCAACAATGTGGGCACCGGGCAGGGGTCCGCGTTCAATGCGGAACAGGAAGCCTACGCCAGCATGAACATGCTCGGCGGGACGGATATGAAACTATCCGACCAGATCGAACAGGTCCAGTTCAACATCCGTGTCATGGAACACCAGCAAACATCGCAGCAGTTGGTGAAGGACATCCTACAAATGTGTGGGTATTCGTCGGAGACGTTCGGGATCTACGACGGCGGCGGACCCACGAGGACTGCTACCGAGATCGAATCCAAACAGCAGCGGTCCCTGCTCACCCGCGACCGGAAAATCCGTTTGTGGGTTCCGCAGCTTGTCCGCATGTTGGAGAAGCTGTTGGCTGTGGACGCTGTCCTGTTCGGCACCCCCGGCGTCCCGGCCATCAACGACGTGGACGTGGTCTTCGCCGATGGTGTGCAAGAATCCCAGCTCGACATTGCCATGACCGTCCAAGCCCTTCGTGCGGCTGATGCGGCGTCGGATGAGGTCATTGTTGGCATGGTTCACCCCGACTGGGACCAGGACAAAATCCTGGAAGAGGTCGCCAAGATTCAGGCGCAGAAACCCCATCCCCTACCCGATCCGATGTTCGCACACGATACAGGGGTGATTGGTAGTGGCCCAGCCGGCTCCAGCCCAGACCCCGGAAGCGGCGGGGGCCAGTCTTCCAGTAACGGTTGACACCCTCGCCGGGGCAGTTGTTGCAGTTTATGCAACAACTGAGCAGGATCTGATAGTCACGTCGGCGGGGATCATCCGTGAAGCCATGGATGCCCCGCCGAACTCCCCGCCCCGGTACATGCTTTACGGCAGGCTGCAACAGGCGGCACGGTCCGCGAGTGCCGGGGCCCGTATGCAAGCGCAGGGGTTGGCTAACCGTGTGGCTGATACGGCGGCGCGCAACGGGAACCTGACCGCCGCCCGTGAAGCGCGGGCGTTTGGGGACCGGCTCACATCCAACGGGAACCTTGAACAACTCCTACCCCATGATGTGAACTCGGCCCGGTTCATCGCCGAAGACCTCGGCAAGCGCCTGGATGCCGCATCGCAACGGATTACCCGTTTCGCCGATGACGCGTACCGGGCGGCTACCGTGTCCAGCGCACTCACGCAGGTCATGGACAAGGCCACACCGGCCGAGGCGCAGGCACAGGCATGGCGGGAACTCACCGCCAAGGGCGTCACCGGGTTCACCGACAAGACCGGGCGCCAATGGAACCTCGCCACGTATGTGGAAATGGCGACCCGAACGGCCGCGCAGAAAGCCTATAACGCCTCCCACAAGGACCGGCTCACACTCGCCGGCATCAACTACTTCACCATCAGCACCACAGGCCGTCCCTGCCCGTTGTGTGCCCCGTGGGAGGGCAAGGTGCTGGCCGACCGTGGCGCCGGGGAAGTCACCGAACCCAACGCACGCGGCGGCGACCCAGTCACCTTCCATGTGGCGGCGACCATCGAGGAAGCCATAGCGGCGGGCCTACTTCACTGCAATTGCAAGCATGTGCTACTCGCGTTCCTGCCCGGTGCGACGATCCTGCAAACGAATCAGTGGAGCGCAGCGGATGAGGAAGCGTACCAGAACACGCAGAAACTCCGCGCCCTTGAACGGGCCGTCAGGGCGTCCAAATTGCAGGTTGCGGGCGCTGTCACCCCCCTAGACCGGCAACGCGCCAACGCGGCTGTCAGGGCCGGACAGGCACGCATCCGTGACTTCACCAACCAGACCGGACTACTACGCCGGCCACGCCGCGAACAACTCGACCTCGGCAACAAACCCTAACCGTCCCATGAGGACACCCTATGCCCGAGCAGCAGACCACCGAAGCAACCACCGACACTGCCCAGGCGGCAGCAACGACGGACACCACGGCCACCACCGAGCAGACCACCGAGCAGCAGACCACGGCAACAGTCGAATCCATCGACCAGCTCCCCCAGTGGGCGCAGGACAAGATCGCCGCCCTGAACCGGGAAAACGCCTCCACCCGCGTCAACGCCAAACAGGCCGCAGCAGACGAAGCACGCAACGAACTGTTGCAGAAGTTGGGCCTCACCAAAGACGGTGCAGACAAACCCGACCCCGACGCCTTGGCGAAAGACCTCACCACAGCCCGCGAACAAGCACGGCAAACCGCCGTCGAACTCGCCGTGTACCGGGCAGCAGCCGCGAACAAGGCCAACCCCGACGCGCTCCTAGACTCCGCATCCTTCCTGGCGAAGGTGCGCACCCTCGACCCCACCGGGGCCGACTTTGCAACACAAGTCACCGACGCCATTACGGCGGCAGTGACCAGCAACCCCATCCTCAAAGCAACCCAGGCGGTTGGTGCGAGCGGCGTAGACCTCGGCGGCGGGACCGGCGAGCAAGGCCAACTCACAGCATCACAAATAGCACGCATGACGCCAGAACAAATCGTCGAAGCAGACTCCAAGGGCCTGCTCCGCGACTACATGGCATCCTAGCCCCCTGAAAGAGGCAAAACTTTATGTCCATCCTTCGGTTCAAACCAGAAATTTGGAGCGCCCGCCTGCTCGTCGCGCTCCGCAAAACCCTCGTCTATGGCTCCCCCATGGTCGTCAACAAGGACTACGAGGGCGAGATCAGCGCAGCCGGTGACACGGTCCGCATCACGTCCATTGGTCGCCCCACGATCAGCAACTACGTGCCGGGTGTGACTTCCATCAACCCGGAGCAGCTCACCGACGCGCAACGCACCCTCGTTGTCGATCAGGCGAAGTACTTCGCGTTCGAGGTTGACGACGTTGACGCACGACAGGCCAAGGGCAACGTCCTGCCCCAGGCCGCGGACGAGTCCGCGTACGGCCTCGCCGACGTACTCGACCAGTACATTGCATCGTTCTACACTGGCGCGTCGACCGCGAACCAGCTCGGCGTCCGGTCCATCACGACCGGCGACCTCGCCTATCAGGCTCTCGTGGACCTCTCCACCGTCCTGGACGAGGCGAACGTCCCGCAGGAGGGCCGTTACGCGGTCATCCCGCCCTGGTTCCATGCCCTGCTGCGTACGAACGTGAACTTCATCAACGCGAACAAGTCCGCTGACGGTGGCGCTGCACTGCGTACCGGACAGATCGGTGAAGCCGCATCGTTCGCGCTCATGAAGTCCAACAACACACCCATCCCGACCGCAGGTCAGAACGCGATCATGGCCGGTACGAACGCCGCCATCAGCTTCGCTGAGCAGATCAACAAGACTGAGGCATACCGTCCCCAGGATTCGTTCTCCGACGCGATCAAGGGCCTGACCCTGTATGGTGCCAAGCTCGTCCGCCCCGACAACATCGCAACTCTCGTTGCGTCGAAGTCCTAGGAAAGGTAGACAACTATGACTACGCTTACCACTTCCCCC